CAAATATATTAGGAGCATTATCTCTAATATAGATATCGCTGTCTACTATTGCTATTTGTCTATATTGATCTAAGTAATAAAAAGCATTTTCTTTTTCGAATATAGGCAGATAACCTAAACGTTCAACTGCTTCTTTACTACGGCCTGTTCTATTCAAATCTGGTCTAACCTTGAGTATAGGTTCTGTCTGTACAATATGTTTTAAATTGTACTTTTTACAATAGTTTGCTACGCTTTTAATACAATGTTCATATAAATTGCTTTGTTTACCGACAGCAACCTGATAGATCATTCTATCCATTTTTTGCTACTCCTATCATACGTTCTACCAAACTACCAAAGCCAACTTGTCTTTGCATTGTTAGAAGATTTCTGATACCTAAACCTTCGAAACTTTCTAATGTTAGGTGTGCTATTGCACTTCGATGTTCACCGTCTAAGAGATCAACTAGTATTTTTGCAGTACCTTTAGTAATCCAAGCATCTGCATCGTGTTTGTAAGACATAGTACCGTCTTCGTTTACCTTGCATACTACCCATAAATTACTTGCACAACCTCTAATTTTGTTTTCATCTACTTTATCTTTATCATCTAATGGTGGTACGTCTCTTGCTATGTCAATAAGATATTGTAATCTATCATGCCCTTCCAAAGGTGCCATCTCTTCGCCACGTGCTTTTATTTTTTCCAAAATCATACTACCAACCAAGATCCATTCGCCAAGGTAACATTGTATAACCTAGTGGTGATAGAACGTAAGTTTCAGTACAGTAAAAAATAATCAATACAAATATAGTTTTAGCCCACCAAGGCCATTTTTTCACTCGTTTTAATAAAGGTCCTAACACCCATTCTAATAATCTATTATAGGCTCCCCAAAAACGATCACTAATATTGTAAGGCGGAGTTTTTAATATTATTAATACAAATGCTATCCACCATACCCATATTGGGTGTTCTTCACTTACTCCATACCCAAACATGAACGGCAAAATTAATGCTGTAAGATATAATCCTATGTATTTTCTTAAATGTTCTATCATAAGTCTTTTGTAAAGCTAACATTAGATTTAAATGTAACTTTGTCTCCTTTATCGAATATCATATCAACAATACCATCACACAACATCCAATCGGCAGGCATTGCTCCATGTTCAAACGTCCAATCTAATAACTTTTTAGCTCCTGGTGGAGTAAGTCTATATGCCCTAGCACCTTCATACCAGTTACCCGGAGCAATAGGTTTTGCTTTTTTAAAGCCTTCAAATTTATATACATCGCACTCTTTTACTTCTCCCATGGGTTTCTTAAAAACAACATCATGTTCGAAAATACATATAGGAGTTTGTGTTAAAAAACATTTTTCCCATAAAAGATATTGACTTAGAAAACAACCTTGTGTGCCTGGACGTTCCAACAAGCGTTGACATTTTTTGTTTACCAATGAAGAGCGTAAATTGTAATCCTCCAACTTGACTAGTGTACCATCAACTCCTTCGTATAGTTGTAAGTTCCAACCTCTCATAGTTCCTGTTTCCATAGCCCTATTTGCCATGCTAATGCTGTCTGAATATTTAGGAAGATATATTATATAACCTTGTGTCATTTTGTCCTTACATCTAAACTTCTTATCTCTCTAAATATTTTCTTTTGCCAATGATCTGGTAACCAATGTAATTGTGCAGACTTGAATCTTTTATCTTCCTTTTTACTGCCTTTTCCCGTCATAAAAATATCTTCTTTTTTCAATCCCCAAGGTACCCATTTGTAAGGAATTTCTTGATAATATTTGTTTTTATTTTTCCATTCCGCCATGACTGCTTTTAAAACATCTTGATCAACGTACCAGTAAATTTCTTTTTCAAATGCTTCTATCATTCTAGTGCTAAAAAGGTCTCTAAACATTTGTCCGTTCTCTCCTGTGCCTAAACAAATTGCACTTGCAATAAACACAGCAGGATCTTTAGGTTTAGGCATTATAGCTACGTGCTCTGTAATGTTTCTAAAATCAGTCCTATGAAATCCATTTTTCAATACTGTATCACAGTCTAATTGTAGAATATGTTGGTGTCCTGATTTAAATATTTGATTCAATCTCATAAATCGAACACTTGCCAAATAAGTTTTCCTAGCAATAAAATCTAAATCGCCTGTCTTAAATATATGCACACCTTCTTTCATACGTTTTTTATTTTTAGCTAACAACTTATAAAAATCCATATTAGTTTCTTCGTATGAATATGTAAATCTGTATTTTTCAGATAACTCATTTAATACATTTTTGTTCATATTTCCTTCGTCAATTAAATGACAATGTACATGCATCCAACCTATTGTTCTGTTTATACTTTGTGCTAATGCGTATCCGTGTCTATCAAAATAATCATAATCACAACTGAAAAACACAATATCTTCTGCTTCAAAAGGAGGTAAAGTTCCTTGTAAATTTGGTAACTTAAACATCTGGACTCATTCCTGGCCTAAATCCTAGCACAGCGTTCTTTTCTCCTCTGCCTAATTTTCTTATCATTCTGTATCCTAATGGCATAAGCACATCGCGAATGCTGTCAATATTATAACCATATCTTGTTGGATGATCTTTTCTTTCATATAGTATAATTGGTTTACATCTTTCAATAGTATTCAATGCACCTTTGGCTACTAATGGTTCATAACCTTCTGCATCTATTTTTATAAAATCAACAAATTGTAAGTTAAAACTATCTAAAGTTTTTATCTTATATTTTCCTTTTTTTGCTTTAGGATCAATATGTGTGCTAAAACTTTTATTAGTAGATTTGATATCAACTTCTTTCTCTTGATCGCCGATACCAACAGGGTGTGTTGTTACATTGTAACATTCTTTCCAATCTAAATTTTTCTGCAAACAAGGAAACAAATTTGTATTCACTTCAAATGCATGAACAAATTCAAATGACTGAGATAGCCTAAAAGCGGTTATCCCAACGTGAGCTCCTATGTCTACTGCTACTCTTAATTTAGCACAATGAGAAATGGCTGTTTGTAATTCTAAATTTTGATATTCTTCTATTTGCCCCATGCCTTGTTTTTTAGCACTTTTAAGACAAATATCTCCTTTTACGGTTTGCCAACCGTCTAGTTCTTGATACATGGTTCTACCTGATATTCAAATGTACAACGCCAAGCCGTACCGCTTTGGTAATCGCTTCTGTCGAATTGACTCCAAGCAATATGTTCTAGCATATCGTTTCTATTGAAATTTATTTTGTTTTGCCAATGTTGTACTGCACTTTGTCCTAGTATTTCTATTGGCTTACCCAAGCATAAAGCCTCAACTGCGGCCATACTATGGTATGTAATAACTTTTTTTGCTTTTCTTATCATAGGAAGTACTTCATCCCACCTTTGCTTTCTTTTGCCTATTTTTTCTCTAACGATTAACGGCACGTCTAAGCCTTCATAGTATTTAATTGTTTTGTCTCTCCAGGCCTGGTAATCCTGTCCCATGTATCTAAATATATTACTGTTATTATCAGCTGGCATGACTAATAGATTATATTCGCCATCAGGATTCCATTCACTCCACAAGTTATCATCTAGTTCAAGTAGGTGTCGTCTACTTTCTTTTACAGGACGAACTGTTGTATTTTGTAAAGAGTTGTATGAAATACGATAATACTGAGGGCGTTTGTATCTATGGTTACCAATGTAACCATTGTCTATATGAAAGAAATTAATTGAAGGGTCTTTTTTTATTGCATCAAAAATCCAGTCATCAAAAGGATGACTAAATGCAAGTAGTCTATCTTTTTCAATATCTTCAGGTTTGGTGATTGTTTTTACATCACAGAAAGTATATAGATATCTAAAAAGTTGTCCGCGTAATAGTTTACTATTTTCTGGTACTTGAAATTTATAGTGACGCATCTTCCATGCCTGCTACTCTTAACTTGACTACATTAGTGATTTGCCACTGTTTTTGATCAAGTCCTTTTAGCAAGCCGAGCCACTTGTTTCTTAGAAGTGCAAATTCATTTATTATTTTTTCATAATCAACTACGTCTGCTTCACCGTCAACATATTTTTCAACGTCTCTGCTACTCAAAGCTCTTTGATAATTTTCAAGATATTTTTTGAAAAATGAACTACGTAATCTACGTAGCTCGATATTAAGATAATTTAATATAGCTTCTATTTCTTGTAATTGATGAAATCTGTGTTCAACAATACCTGGCATTTCTGCCGCGGCACGTTCTACATTGCCTTTAAGTTTTACTTCAGCTCTTGCAGATGAAAGTTCTGATTCAAAGTGCAGTATTGCTTCTGGAATCTTGTTTACGTCTCTAGCTACTTCAGAGTACCAACCCATTAATCATCCCATTCGTCATCAATATCTTCACCATCGTCATCTATATCTAAATAGTATCCAATGGCCGCATCAAGCATATCACAACTGCCCATTGCATCTCTAAATTCTGTATCATCTGTGCCGTAATCAGCACAGACTTCTACAAATTTTTCAGCTACAATTTCTGTGTGTTTCTTGTCTAAGCTGTCTTTAAAAGTGTTCCAAATATCAACTATTTGACTGCTTTCCATGTAAGTCTACTCCTGTTCAAGTTTTTCTGTTGTTTTCTCTTGTTCTACAACCTCGATATTTACCTCAGGGTCTACTTTATTGGCATAATCTGACATAACTTTGTCCAATAATTCACCAGTCCAGTTTTTACGATATTCTTTAACTTCTGTACCTGCTGAGTCAATATATTTTAGCCTATTGCCATCTTTAACAATCAAGCCTTTTTTCTCAAACAAATCAACTAAACCACTATACGGATTCATTCCTGTTTCATAAGGAATCTTTACTTGTACGCCTTCGAACGGTTTTGCATATCTAGTCTTCATTACTTTACAACCTGCTCTAATACCACGTACATCAGTTACCTTGTTTCCATCTTCGTCCTCTTTTAGTTTCAATTTCTTCATTGCTACTACAATAGAACTTGCATAGATAAATCCTTGTCCGCCTGATATTTTGTCATCTGGATCAAACATATCCTGCGATGCATAAGTGTGGTTAGTACATACTAGTCCTACGTTATGCGAACCAATCATGTTAACTGTGTTACGTACTAATGAAGTAAGTGCCTTAGGTTTACGACCCATATCACCCTTCATGTCACCTTTGTTAAACTGATCTACATCTGTAGGTGTAAGTAACATACCCAAACTATCAATAACAAACAACACTTTAGGACGATCCTCTTCGGGCATCGCTTTATAGTCTGTCATAAATGTAGAAACTGTTTTTGCTACATCGTCAATCATTGACATGTTAAGTTTAAGTAATTTTTCTTCGCTTGTATCAACTTCTAATGCATGTAACCAGCTTTCATCTAATGCATTCTCTGAATCAATTAATACAACAAAGATACCTTGATCTTGTGCCGCCTTTACAATGTTACCTGCACAGATATAACTTTTACCTGCACCTGATTCACCTGCAAAAACAGTTACCTTACCCATTGGCACACCTTTGTGAAAGTCGCCACTAATAAGATAATTGAGTGCATAGTTACCTGTAGAAATCCAATCAGTCGGATCATTGAATCCTGCACTCATGCCTGTAATGGATTTTGTTAGTTGTGTCCTAAACTTTGTAGGATCAAAAGTTTTCGCCATAATGCCTCCTTAAATAGCCTAGTGGGGGGTTAACCCCACTAGTATATATTTTTAGTTTTGTTGTCTTTGCCTTATCATGGAAAGAATGTCTTCAGCTTTTCCACTTGTACTTGGCGTTGCTTCTACCTTAGGCTCTTCTACCTTAGGAGCTTCTTCCTGCTTTGGGGAAGTATCCACCTTTGGAGCACTAGGTGCCGGAGCAGTATCCTTACTTGCATTAGGATCGCCTGTACGTGCTGACATGCCAGCTGGACGGAAGTACTGTCCGAACTTGTCTTGATCGTATGCTTCACCATCAACACTTGCTTCAAACATTTCTTTCATCACTTTGACTTCAACATCGCTTGGCTTTTTAGGAAGGAAATCATTTAAGTTAAACAGACCATTTGATTCAATGGCTTTCATTTCTGTATCACTTAAAGGACGTTCACGTCTTGCCCAACTTGAAGTTGAGTAATCTGCATAACCGCCTTTAGAAGTTTTTGTAAGACGGAAATCAACACCAGCAGTATAATCTGTTGGCAGTTCTTCCATATCAGGATCCATCAATGCGGACTTGATAATTTGGAAAATTTGTGGTCCAATAATGAACCTACGAATTGGATTTTCAGGTGTTGTATCTTCGCTTAATGCATTGTCAGTTACAAACCCTTGAAAGATATAAGATCTTTTCTTCCAATATTTACGACCCATGTCTTCAAGACTTGGATCCTTAAACCAACCACGAACTTCGTTAAGAATTTCACAGCTATCTCCATACATTTCCATACAAGGAACTTGTACCTGTACAGGTCGTGAATCAGTTTCACCTTTGATACCTGCAAACGGAAGTTTGATCATCAAACGTTCTTTCCAGAAAAATGTGTTGGATTCGTCTCCATCTGGTAAAAACCTAACTGTAGTAGTTTGGCCTTCTGTCATATTCCAGAATGGAAAAATTGCGTTGTCCCCGCCGGAGCTTTTTGAACCACCTGTGCGTGATTCTTGTTCTTTCAGTTTAGCTCTGATCTCTGCTAA